AGATCCGGAAGGAAGCTAAAGTTAAAGAGCTCCAGGCCTACGAGACTAAATTTCAAAACGACATCCGAAAGCTCGTCAAAGATGTTAAGTTTTTTGAGTCGAACGATATTTGTCCCAGTTGTTCCCAACCCATCACAGAGGAAACCAAACAAGAGCATATCCTGGAAGGAAAAGAAAAGGCAAAGCAATTACAGGAAGCACTTGAGACAGCTTCAACTTCTATTACCAAGCATGTAGAATGTATTAAGAATCTAGATCTTATATTAGATGATTGTAGAGAATGGCAGGCACACATACATGCCAATAATCAATCTATATCTCAATTTCAATCTGCTATTAATCGAACACAAGCAGAGATTGATAAGTTGGATAATAATGTAGATATAGATCAGGCTAATGATGACCTTGATGAGCTTGTATTATCTGGTAATTTATTATGGGAAAATAAATTAACATTGAATGAACAACTCAACTATAATATTATTATGTCCACAATGTTAAAAGATACTGGTATCAAAACAAAAATTGTAAAACAGTATCTTCCTGTGATAAATAAACTATGTAATCAATATCTCCAGATATTAGACTTCTTTGTGTCTTTTCATTTGGACGAAGCTTTCCAAGAAACAATTAGATCACGTTTTAGAGATAACTTCTCTTATGATTCATTCTCTGAGGGTGAGAAGCAACGTATTGACCTTGCTCTGTTGTTTACTTGGAGACAGATCGCCAAGATGAAAAATAGTGTTGCGACTAATCTTCTTATATTAGACGAAACATTTGATTCATCTTTAGATCATGACGGTATTGACAATCTCATGAAAATCATTTATACTTTAGGAGAAAGTACGAATGTATTTGTTATATCTCATAAGGGTGAGATGTTAGAAGGTAAATTCGAACGTAAACTTGAAATAGTGAAAGATAAAAACTTTAGTAAGATAAAAGGTAATTAATTATGGAAATCAGTTCTAATACGGTAAACGTTCTAAAGAACTTTGGTACAATCAATAGTAATATTGTTATCAATCCTGGTAACAAACTTATGACTATTGCAGAAGCCAAGAATGTGTTAGCAGAAGCGATTGTTGACGAAACATTTGATCAAACATTAGGTATCTATGACCTCAATGAATTTCTAAATGTATTGAGTCTGGTGGATAATCCTTCTGTTAAGTTTGGTGAACAATCAATGCAGATTGGTGGTAATGCAGGTCGAGCATCTGTTAAGTATTATTACTCTGACACGGATATCTTGACAAGCCCACAAAAGCCTATTATTATGCCCGATCCTGATGTTTGGTTTACTCTAGATCAGGATACACTTACTAATATTAAACGTGCTGCGATGTCATTAGGACATTCTCAGATGTTGATTGAACCAGATGATGGTGTTATACTATTAACAGTAGTAGATACAGAGAACACAACATCCAATTCATATTCTATTTCAGTAGACGGAGGATACAACGAAGACTCATTCAAATTTATTATTAACATCTCTAACCTAAAGATGATATCTGATAGCTATGATGTTAAGATATCTAAAAAATTAATTTCACAATTTACAAGTTCAGACGAGAAACTCAACTACTGGGTTGCTCTAGAGAAAAATTCAACATATGGAGACTAATATGTCTAAAAAAGACGAAGTAAAAATGGCACACGAATCACATGCACCAGTATATGATCTTGCCAATCGGGTGTGCCGTTCATCTATCGCGGTTATTGATACTATGGTACAGCGTGGTGCTGTTAAAGGTGAAGAACTATCTACACTTGGTACACTACGTGATCAAGCCGTACAACTAATTCAGATGTCCGAAACATACCAACAAGATCAAGCTGCTGAAGCTGAATAAGGATACCTTTTTATATTATGAGCAAAGATTTTCTTTGGGTTGAAAAATATCGTCCTAAGAATATATCCGAAACGATCCTTCCTCCTTCTCTTAAAAAAACGTTTCAGGATATGGTGGCAACCGGTGAATTGCAGAATATGCTTTTCACCGGTACTGCTGGCTTAGGCAAAACAACAGTGGCCAAAGCTCTATGCAATGAGCTTGACCTTGATTATATTCTTATTAATGGATCAGAAGAGGGCAACATTGATACTCTTCGTGGTAAGATTAAACAATTTGCCTCTTCTGTATCCCTGCAAGGTGGTTATAAGGTTGTCATCCTCGACGAGGCTGATTATCTAAACCCCCAGTCTACACAACCTGCCTTGCGGGGATTTATCGAAGAGTTTAGTAATAACTGTCGATTTATTCTTACATGTAATTTTAAAAATAGAATCATTGAACCATTACATTCCCGTTGTGGTGTATATGAATTCAATACCTCTAAAAAGGAAATGGCTGAACTTGCTGGTCAGTTCTTTAAACGATTTGTATATATACTAGGACAGGAAAGTATATCATATGATCAGAAAGAGGCAGCTGATCTGATTATGAAACACGCACCAGACTGGAGACGGGTTTTAAATGAAGCACAGCGATATTCTAATACCAATTCTTACCTTAGTATTCCTAATTCAAATAATAATTCTGGCAACTTTGGAGACCTAACTAAAATACTTAAAGATAAAAACTTTAAGGCCATGAGACGTTGGGTCGTTGATAATATGGATATGGACACTACAGCTATATTCCGCGGTCTGTATGATTCCATGTATACATATGTAGATTCACATAGTATACCTCAATTGGTTTTGTTGTTGGCTGATTATCAATATAAAGACGCCTTTGTTGCTGATCATGAACTTAATATGGTTGCCTGTCTTACTGAAGTTATGCGAGACATTCAATTTAAATAGGAGGTACTATGGCCATAACACTTTATACACAACCACGTTGTACGTATTGTGAAATAATGAAATCAAAGCTTGACAAAACAGGATATGTGTATTATGTTATTAATATACAAGAAGATCCTAAAGCTTTGGCTTTTATGAAAGCTCAGGGCCATATAACCGTACCTCAATTATATGTTAATGATAATCATATTAATAAAAAGAATACACAAGACTATACCTCAGAAGAATTATATAAATTGATATCCGAGAGCCTTGATAGATGGGCTTGGCAGGATAGTGGAGTTGAGCAAGGTATTTAATGAACCCTTTTAATTATGTTACTAGTATCAATGATACTAAAAAAGATATTATGATTGATGATATGGCTGAGAAGTCATATAATAGTTTTATGGTCAATAGATCATTAAGCTACTTTAATGACACGGCGGTCTTGGCCAATGTCATGAATCAATACCACCATTGTGATAATAAACTTCAATATCATTTTTTGATAAATACCATCAGAAAGCGTAAACGATTTTCGAAATGGATGAAACCAGAAACTGAGAGTGATATTGAGGTGATTAAACAATACTATGGCTATAGCAATGAGAAAGCCAAACAAATACTTCATCTCCTATCACCTGAACAAATAACTATAATAAAACAGAAGGTGAGTAAAGGTGGAAGAGGCTAACTTAATTCAATGGAGTCCAACAGAGATGTTGGAAGTGACTTTAAATGATCCAGAAGATTTTTTAAAGGTAAGAGAGACACTAACACGTATTGGTGTAGCATCTCGCAAAGATAAAAAACTATTTCAATCATGTCATATCTTACATAAACAAGGGCGTTACTTTATTGTCCACTTTAAAGAGTTGTTTATGTTAGATGGTAAAAAGGCTAATCTCGAAGAATCAGATATTCAAAGACGCAATACTATTGCCACACTAATGAGTGATTGGGGATTGGTCGAAATACAGGACACATCTAAAGCAGCAGATTGTGCTCCTTTGAGATTGATTAAAATATTACCGTTTAAAGAAAAGGATGAGTGGGAGTTATGTCCCAAATATAACATTGGCACAAAATGAATAACAGAAGTTCAAATAAATCGTGACTAATGGTCCAGATCCTATTATAATTTAAATATAAATAATGTTGCAATGCGGATGGTCCGGTTGCATTTATTCTTGCTTGTAAAAGGAGAAAACTATGACAGGCGTACAATCACTATTTCCACGTTCATCTTTTGTTGGCTTTGACCATCTACTCAATGAACTGGACTATGTAGCTAAACACTCATCAGATAACTATCCCCCACATAATATTCTTAGAACAGGTGATCACGATTACCTAATTGAATTGGCTGTGGCTGGATTTAGTAAGGACGAACTTAACATTGAAGTTAAGGATCGTACACTTACTGTTAGAGGTGAACATGTAAGTAAGGGTCGCGAATACATTCACCGTGGTATTTCCACCAAGAAGTTCAAACGCACCTTTAGGCTGTCCGAACACGTAAAAGTAAACGGAGCAGACTTAGTAGACGGAGTATTGTCAGTAGAACTGAAATATGAAGTTCCAGAAGAACTGCGTCCTCGTAAAATCGAAATCGGTCATTACGAGGAATTAACAAATGACACAGACACTAAAGAGCTTCTTCAAGAAGCTGATTAACGACTATCAGATGGCCAAAGCCGTTCGTCAAACTGAAAACGAATTGCGTAAGCTAACTGATCAAGAATTGAACGATATTGGTATTGCAAGGGGTGATATTTATTCTATCGCCAGACAAGATATTGATATGAAAAAATCACATCTTATCTCACCTTTTAATCCTAACCTAAAAGGATTTGTCTAATGTTTTATACAGAAACAGTTACTATCGATCATCGTTCATTTGCTCAAAAACTTTGGGCTGGGTTTCAAACCTGGTGTGAGGTTGTTGGGTATAGCAGAGCGGCTGTACATCTTGCATCTCTTGGCTATCATAAAGAAGCTAAAGAATGTATGATGCAAATCGCAAAGCTGAAAAGCTAGTAGAAAAGTCTTAGCAGAGGGGCCTACGGGCCCCTTAGATCACACACAACACACAGGAGACATAAAATGTCGAACCCATATCAAATCCGCTATGATGTATTAAACATGGCAAAAGACATGCTAGATAAGCAATATGACATGCAAATGGAAGTTGCTTATAAAGCCATGGAAATGTTTAAAGACAATGCTGAAGAAGCATTAGAAGCATATAAGAAATATATTCCCAAAGCTATCACTCCCGATGAGATTAAAACTCAAGCTGACAAACTTTATGAATTTGTTACAGATAAGGAGAAATAATGTCGATAAAGGTTTTAAAATTATTTGATGGTCTTGAAGTAGTAGCAGAGGTTGTAGAAGAAACAGATGCGGATTTTACTGTCCGTAAACCTTCCGCACTCAGAATGGTTAGTCATGATCAAATAGGCTTAACAATCTTTTCACCTCTTATTGATCCAGAAGATGATATTAAATTCTATAAGCATGGTTTGATTGCTGTTATGGATCCAACTCAAGAAATAAAAAATGAGTTTGAACGTATGCATAGCAAGTTAATGACACCACCTGATGCTAAGAAGAAATTAATAGTTTAAAAGGGGCGTTGCCCCTTTTTTTATTTTATAATATAATAAAAGCTTAATGTAAGTTCGGAGGTATTATGAACTTTTACACTAGCGTAAATCGTTATGGAAATAACATACTATATCGTGGAATCGAAGACGGCCAAAAGGTTGCTAGGAAGATTCCCTACATGCCAACATTATATGTAAACTCTACACATGAGACTGGTTGGTATAACCTACAGGGCGATCCTGTTCTCCCCAAATGCTTTGACTCAATGCGTGATGCAACAAACTATATGAAAACATATGGTGAAGTAGATGGTATGACTATCTATGGTACAACCAATTATATCACACAATTCATTGCAGATAAATTTAGACCTGACAAAGAAGTAAAGTTTGATCAGGATAAGGTAAATATAACATATATTGATATCGAGGTTGCTTCTGATGAGGGCTTTCCATTTCCAGAATCAGCTGCTCATCCAGTAACTACCATATCAATGAAGAATAATCAATCAGACACCTATTGGGTGTGGG